TCCTAAATGTTTTTCAGAAGTAGAAGTCTTAAAAAAAAGAGATGCCTACGATTGAAATACCTGATATTCAAATCCGTGAAATACATATTCCAGACGTTCCAGAAATCTATAGCCCTTATTATATTGAGATAGCAAAACCACCTGATATAAATGTTCCTGGTTGTACTTATCAGCATCGAGATATAAAAAATACTGGTAATCGTAATTTATTATTGGAAGATCCTAATGGAGTATATTCAACGTGTGATTTTCCGTTTCCTAGTTTTGTTCCTCTTGACTATACACCTGAGAACCTTGTCATTACAGAAGAAGTACCTGTCACTAATGAAACCCCACCCTTACCAGAAGCAACGACTCCAGAAATACCAGAAATACCGAAAGAAAAAGATATTGAATTAGAACCCTGTCCTGGTAAAAAAGATCAGAGGGTTGGAGATTTTCGTAACGAAAAACGATTGGAACGTGTCACAGGACATAAAAGAGGAGAAGATGGAATTGAATGTATAACTCTCTATGAAAACGTCCCGTTTAAAGATCAGTACATTCCAGAAGTTTCTACTATTGTATCTACTGCTGTTATTGGCTTGGTTGCTGCCAGTAGTCCACTTCTTCTTAACGCAGTAAAACCATTAGTAAAGCAGATAGTAAAGAAGTTAACGAAGAAAAAGAAGGATACCAGTTCTTAATCGTAGAACTGGCAAGCGATTGATTTGAAATGAAACAAGATGAAACGTCAAACGATTGCAATACGATGTTAAGAGTGAGTGAGAGTTTAAATCCTTAACGGACTTTCTTATATTAAACATATATTATTTTTATGTCAAATTTATATTATTTATGTTACAAAATGAGAATATTTGATATAATGAATTTGGCTGTGAGATTTAGCCTAAAGTAGATAAGTTACTTGGAAGGGGCTTATCTACTTTTTAATTGTATGAGTATGTGGGATAACTTGATTTGGTGGAATATTAACAACAATATCTTCACAGGTAATAGCACTAGGGGTATTAGGCTTGAAGGTAACACCTAATTTCGCTTGTTTTGCACACATCTCCAAACGATACAAACTGATCTCCATTTTTGTTTTTTTAATTAATAGTTTCTGAGCTTCAATATTAACTGCTGTTGCCTCATGGCAAAGGGATGGTGACTTTCCCAATGGGATGTTTATTTGAGCCGAAATGCCGTAATTTAAGTTAAAGTTTTCTTTTTCAAATCTGGGAGTTTCTTGAACGTACTTTATCTCTCCAGTATTCTCGTCATATATATTTTGTCTGGTAACAGTTTCTCTTGGTAATGAAAATGTATGAGAGTCAGTTACATATGGAGTGATGGTAAGACTAGGTGAAGCACATACAATACCCTGACTCATACGAAAAGATGGCATACTAGAAGGGGTTATCATGGTGGCATTGTTATTAACTACCCCCTGTGCGTTAGAGCTTGGGGATGCTACAGTTGTATTAGCTAAAACCCTTGCAGGGCAAAGGATTAGAGCTATTGCCCAAACGTAGTTGAAGTTTCTACTGTAGTTGTTGTATTTATTGTTCTTGTTATTGTCGTTACCGTGTCTAATCCTGGTGTTATTAGAGTTTCTTGGAGAGAAAAGGCCGATCCTGGAGTTACCACTTTCCATTTTGGAACTGCCTCTAAGTTTGGTGAAGTCCAACTAAAACTTACCCCTCCAACTGTTTGTTCTGTAAGAGTTGTAGCTGTAGGGTTGATATATCCGTTGAGGTCATTACTTTCAATGTTATGTCCTGAAGCAGAATATGAATATCCTGTTCGATACTGATGACTTGTAATGGTTTCATTTATTACTGATTCTGAGGTCGAGCTAGTTTGAGAACTACCCGAACGAAATTGTGGAACTACAGGAACAGCAAGTGTTCTTATAGGACATACTAATAAAACTAACAGCCAAAGTCTAGTCAATCGTAATACGGACAGTAGTAGAGCCAATACAACTTGTTCCGCTACCTCCTGCTGTACAAGTATGTATTCCTGATGAAACAGATGTTAATGCTAAGTTTCCTGCTGTACCTCCTGATATAACAGTAGTTTGACCACCAAGAACAGGAAGAGTTGCAATACCGCTAGAAGGAGTAATTGCTGATTGTGTTACGTCACCAGCTTGATAACTTTCCGATAATGAGAACGCTGATCCAGCAGTTGTAACTGATTTATTTGTATTAACTAAAGCTGGTACTCCATTACTTAAGCTGCCAAGATTTAATCCACCGATTCCATTAGTAACAACAGAATCACCTGTTCCTGTAGAAGTGGTAATATTATTTCCACTTATGCTGTAGCTTGATGGGGCAGCATTTGTAATTACATAAGGCGAGTCAATAGAAATCTGTGCAGAGGTTACAAATTCCTGTTTTATGTCAGCAAAAGCAGGGGTTGTTGCCAGTAATAATAATGGAAGTAGCTTTTTCATTTTTTAGGTTTTGGGTCGATTACTTCAGCACCTTCTATTTTAAT